GAGCACATGGTTATCATGCGCGATTTCAGATTGTGTGTGAGGACGATCCAATAGCCATTGAAAATTCAATAGTTGACAAGATAGGAGAAAAAGGTGTAAAATGGGAAAAAGACGGATATACCAGTTCGTTAAAAAAATGGATAACCTATGAGGAGGTTAACGATGCAACAATTACAAGACCTTTACAAACAGAAGAGGTCATTGGAGTTGAACTGGGAGCAGGAGCATCTTAAAGAGGGTAGATATACTCTCAATATGGTTCAGATAGACCATAAAATAAGACAGGTCATTAACACTATAAAAATGGCCGAAGCTGAAGAAGCTCATCAGTTAAATAAAATAGAGGATTGTATTCCTCAAGTTTCTGTAGCAACTTAAACAAAAAGCTACATCATTGAAATACTCACTTCTCTGCAAGATCTCTTGCACTTTATTAAAATTTACTATATAAATTAATAACTATACAATAACTTGAATATCGACGAGTATAGTCGACGGCCTAGAGAGGATATTCAAATAACTAGGAGGAAATAACTATGGCAACAACTACATTTTCCGGACCAATTAAAGCCGGATCAATTAGAGAGGGAGCGTCAGCAAATACAGGTTATGTTGTAATGGCACAATCTGCTGCGATCACTCAATCAACAACTGCGGCTACAAGTGGAATTAAAATTCCTGCAAACAGTCAAATTTTAGAGGCGACTGTTTTTGTAACAACTGCATTTGATAACTCTGCAACTTTAAGCATTGGAACTACTTCATCTTCAAATGAATTAGCAACTGCTGTTGCGGTATCAACTATCAATACAATTAAATTAGCTTCACAAGCTACAATTACAGATGCTGACAACTGGAAAGATGTCGGAACTTCTGATGTTGATATTTATGTTGATTCAAGTGCAACTACTGCTGATGCTGGTAGAGCTATTTTGACTGTAACTTACATTCAAAATAATAATTTAGCATAATTAATTATGGAGCTCCTTCGGGAGCTCCTACAATTTAGGAGAAAAAAATGGGAACATATGTTTCAAATGTAAAAGGCACAACGATACTAACTGGAAGTGGAAATATTTTTGCTGGACCAGCAAGAGTTTTAGGAATTTATTATGTGTCTGATACAACTGCAGGATCAATAGAAATTACAGATGGTAATGGAGGAACTTCATTAGCTAAATTTGCTACTCCTTTAGGAGCAGCAGTAGCCGGTCAAGAAATTCCATATTACATTTCAATTCCAGGAGATGGAATTAGATGTGAGACAAATCCATATGCTGTCTTAACAAATGTTAATAAAGTAACGTTCATATACGGCTAGGAGCGTCTAAATGGCAACTATTACATATACAGTAACTGTTGCGACAGGTACTAACGCCTTTAGTACTAATAATCCAAAATTTTTTATTAACGGTGAAGTTAGTCCTGTCCTATATTTACAAGAAGGAAATACATACGTATTTAATCAATCTGATTCTAGTAATACAGGTTATACTTTAACTCTTTCATCTACAAAAGATGGAACACATACTGGTGGTACTGCCTATACACAAGGAGTAACTACTACTGGAACAGCTGGAAGTTCAGGAGCAAATACAACAATTAACGTCGCTCCGGTAAGAACGGTCGGCGCTCCTGTATTATTTTATTACACACCAACGCAAGCTGGTATGGGTAATACAGCACAAACAATTTCACCTACTTCAGAAACTACATCATTCAATCCTCAAATCGATGAAATCATTGAGGAAGCTTATGAAAGAACAGGTGTTGGCGGAACGCGGACAGGTTATCATTTAAGATCAGCAAGAAGATCTTTAAACATTATGTTTCAAGAATGGGGTAATAGAGGAGTTCATTTATGGAAAGTAAAACTTGCTAAAATACCTTTAGTATTAGGACAAGCAGAATATAATTATGCAGCAGATACAGAAAATTTTCCAAGTGATATTAGTGATGTATTAGAAGCTTTTTACAGAAACAATACAGATACATCTAATCCACAAGACATTGCTTTAACTAAAATTGATAGATCAACATATTCTCAAACACCAAATAAATTAGCACAAGGTACACCTTCACAATATTATGTAGATAGAAAATTAAATCCAAGTATTTATTTATACACTACACCTAGTTCAAGCACATCAAGTACATCAACACCATCTAGTTATCAATTTTGTTTTTATTATTTAGCTAAAATACAAGATGTAGGTTCTTATAATTATACATCAGATGTAGTTAATAGATTTTACCCATGCATGATGTCAGGTCTTGCATATTATTTAAGTTTAAAATTTTCTCCTGATAGAAGTCAGGAATTAGAGAGAAGATATGAAAGTGAATTGTTAAGAGCATTGGATGCTGACAACCAAGGTACATCTAGTTTCATATCGCCTCAAACATTTTATGGAGATGGAGTATAATGGCTGGTTACGCGTCTGGTAAAAAATCATTTGCTATTTCTGATAGATCAGGAATGAGATTTCCTTACACAGAAATGGTAAGAGAATGGAATGGATCTTTAGTTCATTATTCAGAGTATGAACCAAAGCAACCACAATTAGAACCAAAGCCAGTTGGATCAGATCCACAAGCTTTATTTAATCCAAGACCACAAAGAAAATCTACGGCTGGATTAATTTTACTAACTGAAAATCCTTTTGAAACTATTATTTATTCAGGAACAACTTATATAAATGTTTATTCAATTAATCATCAAAGATCTACTGGTGATGTTGTAAGATTAAGAGGACCTGTAGCTCAAAATCCTACTCCAGGATCAGGTGGCCCTGATGCATATAACTTACAATATTTTGCGCCTATTCCAACTTTTGATGGTGTAAGTGATATTGATAATTCAAATGGTTTTACAATTACAATTGGTAAAATAGATTCAAGTGGTAATGTGACAACAGCACAAGGAAACCTAACTGATCCTGAAAATTATTTTTACTTTACGAGTTCAAATAATGCTATAACAGGAAATATTAATGGTGGTGGTTTTAACTGTTCAGCAGGACCAGTAACATTACAGGCATTATAAAATGGCATATACTTTAACTAACCTACAAACAGATATTAGAAATTATACAGAAGTTGGATCAAATGTATTAACTGATTCAATTTTAAATACAATAATTAAAAATGCTGAAAATAAAATTAATAGAGCAATTGACACAGATCAAAATGTTTTTTATGCAACATCAAATTTAATTGTTTCAAATAGATATGTAACAATACCTAATGACTTAAGAGCAATTAGATATGTTCAATTAACAGATTCAGATGGAAATCAGTATTATTTAGAACAAAGAGATACTTCATTTATAGCTGAATATTACTCTACTCCAGGTACGGCAGCCGTTGATATTCCACAATACTACGCTAATTGGGATGAAACTTATTGGGTTGTAGCACCTACTCCAGATAAAACGTATGCAATCACGCTTTGTTATGATAAAGAACCAACTAGTATTTTAACAGATACAGGAGGTACTTATTTGTCAAACAAGTATCAAGATCTACTTTTGTATGCATGTTTAGTAAATGCATATGGGTACTTGAAAGGACCGCAGGATATGTTACAATACTATTCACAAGCTTATAATCAAGCTTTAGAATCGTACGCTATCGAGCAGATCGGTATCAGACGCAGAGACGAATATATGGATGGTGAAATTCGTGCTCAATTAATATCTAAACCACCGTCAAGTAATAAATAATAAGGAGATAAAAAAATATGGCAAATATAATACCGTACTCATTTAGAGGTGCTTTATTTTCTGCGCAACACGATTTTGCTTCAGGAGGAAATACTTTTAAAATATCTTTGTACGTTACTAATCCATACTCAACATCAAGTACTGTTTATTTAGCTGGTACTGGAAATGGTGAGGTTGATACTACAGGTGGTACTAATTACGTTGTAAAAACTTTAGCCAATCAAGCAGTTGCAAGTTCAACAGCTGTTGCTTCAGTAGATTTTGATAACGTAACTTGGTCAAGTGCTACATTCACTGCATCATTTGCAGCGATTTATAACAACTCAACAGTTGATGGTGTAGCAGATAGATTAGTAGTAGTTTTAGATTTCGGTGGTGCAAAAACGGCAACAAATGGTGACTTCACTATTGCGTTTCCTGATGCAGCAACACCTGCTAATGCTATTATAAGCATGAGTTAATAAAAGGAAAAAATTATGGCGTTGGTAATAAACGACAGAGTAAAAGAATCAAGTACTTCAACCGGTACAGGTGTATTTGCGCTTAACGGTGCGGTAACTGGTTTTGAATCTTTTGCAACAGGAATTGGAAATAATAATACAACTTATTATGCAATTTTTAATCAAGGAACAAATGAATGGGAAGTTGGTCTTGGAACACTAGATGCGACAAGTGCTAACTTAACTAGAACTACAGTTATCTCCAGTTCTAATTCAGATGCCGCGGTTAATTTTACTGGTGGAACAAAAGATGTATTCTGTACTTTACCAGCGAGTAAAGCAGTTTATTTAGATTCAACAGGTGCACCAGTTGGTGCAGCAAGTAACGGATTTGCAGTAGCAATGGCTATTGCACTATAAGGAGAAAATATGGCACAAGATTTTACTAGATATGCAGTTCAAGCTACAAATAGTGCTGGAACTGTATTTACAGCAAATTCAAATGATGCAGTAATTGGAATTAGAATTGCTAACATATTAACTTCAGCAATAACTATATCAGTTTGGATTTCAGAAACAGGATCTACAGACAGATATATCGCAAAAGATATAAGCATACCTCCTTCAAGTGCAGTTGAACTTGTTTCAGGTGGTGCTAAATTTGTGATGCAGAATACTGATGTATTAAAAGTACAATCAGATACTGCAACATCTGCTGATGTTTGGGTTAGCGTTGTAGATTCAATTAGTGCTTAAAGGATAAAATGGATAGTTTATATAATATAATTTACATGGGTAATAAACCAGGGTCGGAGAATATTTATACTCATGCTCAAACATTAGATAATAAAAATATTGTTATTGAGTCCGCTGTCCTCGCTGGGCCAGTAACTTTTACTAATACAATAACAGTAACTGGAACATTGGTAGTCGTATAATGAGTAAAATAGAAGTAAATCAAATTTCATCACAATGCGGATCAACATTAACGATTGGTCAATCAGGTGATACAGTAA